ACCAAAAGCTTTTCCTAGATGATGAGAATAATGTTCCATCTCAGTGAAAACTTTGTTATAGTCTTCTCCTGCTGCTTTCGCTCTTGCTACGACATCGCCCATTTGCTCAGCTGTAAGACCCAAGCCCTTTTGGAACATCGCGAGTTTTCCGGCGTTATTCTTGAACTCCTCTGTCATTGTATGAAAAACAGGGCCTATACCTTTAGCTGCTTCCATGGAGAACTCTAGAGCAGCAGCCAGACCCTCAGAACCGTACCCAAATATTCTTCCAAAACCAACCGCACTCTGCTTAGAATCGTTAAATGTCTTTCTTATGTTGTAGACAGAGTTGGCGACGTCTTTTGCCGGGCCCTCTGCTATGTTACCCATCTCCGCCCTGAGCTTCTCCAGGGCTTGCCTGAAGGGAGATATCCCTCCTTGTTGGGCCATTTGCATAAGGTTGCCCATTATCTGGAACGGAAGCTTAATTATTGACTTCCCTAGATTGAACACACTTCTCGTTATGCCCATAAAGCCTCTGAGGAGGCCTCTTCCAAGATTTATGACAGATTTAAACACACCTGTAAGACCTTTGAAAAGCCCTAGAGTAAAACCTATCTTTCCTGCATTGTTTGCTATGCCCTTAAAGAGACCCTTGAAACCTTTTTTATCAGCTTTTCTTGCATTGTTGCCTGCCTTTTCTACAGCAGACGCTAAGCCCTCTTGTTGTTCTCGAGCTTTCTGTGCTTTTTCCCCTGCATTGTCAAGAGCAGTAGAAAAAGAATTAGTCTTTCTAAGCCCTTCGTCAAGATTGCCGCACTTCATAGCATTGCAGATTTCTTTTGCCATCTGGGCTTGCTGCTGCAAGGCTGCAGACTGTTTGTCAATGAGTGACTGTCTCTGAGCTATTACTTTGTTTAGCTCAGTCTGTAGTCTCAATTGTTCATTTAGATCTGCCATGGTCTTCCCGGAAAGTTTACGACTGTTCTGTGATAAATATGCGAGTGTCGAACTTTGCTACAGAAGAGATTCTGCTTAAAGTATGTCTCACGTAAACCTTCTCAGCCTGGCGGGTGCATCAGGCCTCAGACCCATTAAGGCTCTTTGTTCAGGGGTATTTTGGTGGGCGGCCTTAGTAGGCGGCGTTTCGCCGCTATCAGAAGACTTTTTAAATTCTTCAACTGTCCGGTTGATGAACCAGATCCTTTTCCAGACCGGTAAGTTGTATGCATCTGCGTAGGTGAAGCCCATGTAATACATGAGCCCCCAAATCTGCTCTAGATAAACTTCTTTATCATTCGGCGTCAGGCCAAAAAAACGAAGCCCCTAAGGGCAAATTTACCTCCGAGTGTTCTGAGCAGTGCGGGCACTCCATCCATGATTTCATTGAGATACCAGGCTCATTGTCGTCAATGTGACGTCTGATGGCGAGAGAGTCTCTAGCGGGCATGTTCTTTATAAACATTCCGATTTTGTTTCTATCTGTGATGCCATCGATAGAAATGATTGAGTGAACGAGTCTTGAAGTAACAAGGCTGTCAGTCTTTTGTCCCTGCTTCTTTCTTCGCTCCGCTATAGTAGCCATTTCAGTCTCATCTTTTCCTGTCAGAAACTTAAACTGAACAGTTTTCTGAGTAAGAGGCAACTTAAACTCAAAAAGGTTTGCCCCTTCTGCTACAGGAGAAACTGTAAGACGTTTAATCGGAAGGTCTGCAAGATTAAAGTCTTGTTTTGAAGACTCGCCGCATTCGGGACACGAAACCTGGGCATTGTATTCAGATCCATAACCCGTAACTCTAAGTGCGGTCATAACAGCATTTCTGTCACCGGAGATCATTGTATCGACGTCAATTGTTTTATCAATTAGACAAGACTTGATAAGCTCAGTGATAACAGTCCCCTTTTTAATTAAAGCCCTTGAAGTAAGAATATCTTCTTCTTTTGCTGTCATTGCCTTAATCTCAATCAGTTCTTGACCGTATAATCCGGATTCAGGGGGATAGACCTTTCCAGCTGAAGGGAGCGGTACTGCTTCAGTTGGAACTTCGTAACCGAAGTCGTCTTTCATGACGTTAGATGTTCTGAAGCCTGTCTGTGTAGCCTGAGCTGCACTAAAGACTTCGTTATTTTGACGTTGTTCGTTTGACACGTTTTTACCTCGCGATTTCTATAATGGTAAGTTTAGTACCGATATTTTTCTCGTAAATGAAATTTAAGCATCCAGTATAAAATATTACGAGCTGATACTTTCTTGCAGCTGGTGTTTATTAGTTCAGCTCTGGTGTGATTTTCTAAAAAAGAAAGGTTTTCTTACATGGGCTTCTAAAAAACAGCTCTAGAGACAAAACTAGAAGCTAAGAAGAAAATAAGAGCCCGGCGTTGCCGGGCTTGAAGGAAATTAGTACTGAAGTACGCAGTTATCGAATCGAAGAGTCAAAGAGATCTCGGTTGGATCCGAAGCACCGTAATCAAGGTCGCCGAAAGAAGCAGCGGTCAAGAAAGCGCCTTTAATATCCCAAAGCTCAACAACAGTTCCAACAGGATCAAGAAGTTTGAGCTGGCAGTCTCTCTTGTAGAAGTCTGCGTATCCTCCACGTCCTGAAACTGATTCAAAGTGCGTACGAACCCATTCCATAACTTGCTGTGCGCCTGATGGTGCAATTGGATCATGCAACGTAACAGACAAAGTTTCAAACTTTGTTTTTCCAGCAACGTATCGAGTATGATTGATGAAAGGTACCTCGATCTCTTCTGTTGTGATTGAAGGTCGTGCTGCCGTTTTCATCAAGAATGAGTCGATCCCCTCTATAGCGAAAACCCATCTGAACTTTCGCTTGGGCTCGAACTTGTTTGGGAGCATGTCGGTAACTGATAGTGTCTCTGCCATTTTATTGTCTCCTTGAGAGCGATTTCTTAATTAAATATTCTATTGCTTGGGTTTAAGCCTGTTCAAATTGTCCAGCGTTCGTAACAACGAAGTCAAGTGAGATGAACTCAACAGATCTCGTAGGCTGCAAGAAGATCTTCCCTCTTATGGTGTTGTTCTCAACATCAGCCTGAGTTGTTGTTGTGGTATCTATCTGAACTTTAAATCTGTCTAGACCTTGCTGTTGCTGGATTCTTGAGAGAATTGGTGTAACAGCATTGCTGAACTTGGCCAATGTATCTTCTCTGTTTGGCTCGAAGAGAAGTGAATTGGCTGTAGTCTTAACTTTTCTTCTAACGTCAATCAACAACCTTCGAACGTTGACTCTGTCGAGAGCACTTTGTGCAGCAAGCAGTGTCTTTTGTCCGAAAACGATAACCCCGGGGGTTGATGGGAACGCAGTGATCGGATTGATATCTACTTCGTAGAGATCATCAAGGTTGTCTCTGTTAAGCTTAACCTGTGACTCGATCGTAGTTGAAAGAGCACCGCGGTTGAAGCCGGCCGGAGCGAACCAAGGATGTGCAACCGAATCGTTGAAAGCGAAAGCCCCAAGAACTGCGACTGATGGTGGACATTGTACGTTTGTCTGTGTCGCAGGATCTGTTATAACAACATCTGGGAAGTAGGTTGCAGCAAAAGACGAATCCATGTTTCTTGCAGCTTGTCTATCGACAGTGTTCTTTACATTAATTACGGAGCCTGATCCGGTGATCGGATTGTTGAGTGTGTCTCTTTCCTCAAGATCCATAATATAAAGTGCATCAAACCTTCTTTCGACAGAGTCTATTGCAAAGTCTGTGACTGATTCATGCCTAACACCCGGAATAGCGAGAAGCTGAATGTCAACATCGCTCTTTTCTTCCATGACTGATATTGCTTTTCTGTAAGCACCAACTGTTGGTCCTTCCTTGCCTCCCTGATTTGAGGAGTCGTCCATCTCTCTTCTAAGAGCAGCGTCGGTGAACTTTGATTTATCCTTATCGAAAATGTTCACACCATCGAAACCGCCCTGGAGCGGGAAAGTAAACTTAAGAAACTTTCGAGCTGATAGGACTTTAAAGTCAACCGAAGGATCAATCAATCTAGTGTTACTGGTAGAAACACCGTCGACATCAAGAATTTCTTCAGAAGCTTGCCCGTTTCTTCTATAGAGAGCAGCAGCCCATTGTTGTGCATCAGGCTTGTCAGCAGCAGTTGTGACGATTTGAACCTTCTCAAGGCTAAAAGCATTGTTATTATATCTGTCTGCGTCAAGAACGCAACCAGCGATATCAGGTGTTCCCTCGTTATCTCCTACAATTGCGTTTTGGTCAACAGTGTGAAAAGACGGGAAGTACTTGGTGAAGCTTCTAATTGAATCATTCAACACTTGGCTTCTGTTCGGCTCTGTGATCGAATCTTTCTTTTCAAACTGAACGCCCCATGTGAGCTTGGCGTTAACAGTTTTCTTTGGAGAAACGCCCACAGCAACAGATTCACGCATAGGAACAGGCGGCTGATTTATCTTTTGGAGGGCATGAGAGTTCGGAGAATTGTAAGGCTGGAACCCTGCTGTCTTCGCATTGATATGAGATCCTGTCAATATTGCAAGACCTCCTGTAGGTGTGTTGGCTTCACCTGAGGAAACCGTCGATCCAGAGGTCACAAGGTGATGTAAGCCACGGAAACCAACTGGAACAGATTCCTTGTTAGCCGTTCCATCGTCTACTGATGGGTCAAGCTCTACTCTGATGTAGTTTGAAACGTTCGGATAGGTTCCATCAACAACGATCTTTTGAGCACCTGCAGACTTATCAAAATCATAGAATGTGTGTCTATCGCCAATTCTTCTTCCGATGAAGTTCTCGCTTGAGGGATTAAGATCCAGCCCACGGAATGATTCTAGGACGACAGGTTCAGCATCGGAATCTGACATGAAGCGAACCTGTAGGTTAAACTTGCCGTATGGATCATTTTCGTTCGTTGATGCCTGTATTCCATCAATTGTGATCTTAAATGCATCAGACCCAGCTCTTCCGTCATCTAGAGCGTGGATTCTAAAGAGATTTTCATTCTTTCCTCCGAACTTCTGTGACATAACAAAAGGTGAGAAGGCGGTTGTAAATCTATCCTGAAAATTTTCAAAATTTGGAATACCGATCGAAGTGGATGATGTCGCAGTGCCCGAGTCTCTTCCTTCAGATCCCGATAGTAAGAACGCTGTTTCGTACAAAATCTTAGAAGTATCAAGGTGACCTGTTACGCCTGATCCTGTGATGATTGCCTGTGTCTGATAGACGTCGTACGCAGAGTGAAGGTATATTCCTTGCTCCTCTATCTTAGTTGGGTCTGTGTTGATGACCTTGGAAATGTAATTTGGAGCGCTTGGATCAAAAGAAGCTGTAATTACGTTTGTAGAAAGGTCTGATTTCTTATGGCCGTTTAGTAAGAGAGCAAATTCCTGTTTTGCGGATCCGACATTAACATCTCCAAAAGGTCCTCCACCAGCCTCTCTGGCGTCTGATTTCACTATATTATTAGCACTTGCAACGGTTGAAGTACTCATTGTGATGTTGACACCAGACGGTGCCATCAAGACACCTCTGATTATAGGAGTCGAGGCAAAGTTGCCAGCTGTTCCGCCCGTGAGAGTAATAATTTCATCATCGCCATCTAGAAGAACTTCAGATCCGTCAACGCCAACCAACTCAGCTCGAATCTTCTGTCTTAAGCCTTCTGCATCATCTACAACTAGAGCATTCATAGCCTCGAGATCGATGTCCCCGGTATTGATAAGTTCAACGAGCTGAGCTATTGTTCCAAAGCCGGCTTCGTCGGAATTCAGTCTAACAGTTATTCGAAGCCTGTCTCCTGGGCTGTCAAAGTCGACTGCAAATGCGCCGGCTCCCTGAGCAGCTGCGGCATTAACTCTAAGCTCTATTCTCTTTCCGTTGCCGACCTTCGTGTCAGGATCTTTCCAATATATCTTAATTCGATCAGCTCCGCCGCCGAGAGCAGCAAAGGTAGCAGACGCCGGTGTTCCTTTTGTGTCACCCTGAAGACCTGCATCTGAGAGAAAAGTACTTCCAGCTGAAGCTGAGTGAAAAGCTCCTAGAAAATAAGTTCTTCCTAATGGGCCAGCCTTATCAGATGTTGCGTGATCAGAGTGTGGATTGTTTCCCATGAACCCGTTGCCCTGGACGGTTTGTCCACCGACTACAAATCCTGCGTTGGTGACCTTGCCTGCATTGGATCCCGCAGAAGTTCTCTTCTTACCATCACCAATACCTAGGATTCTAACGTATGTTCCAGCATTTGCACTTCGTAACCATTCGTTCATGGCTAGAGGTCCAAACTTTTCTCCGTCTGTGTTTCCGAACTTGGCAACGAAGTCCTGAAAGGTTGCCACAGTGACTGGAACGAAAGCAGGTCCTCTAACAGCAGTTCCGATAACGCCTGCAGGAACTCCTGTAGGTTGGACCGCTGTTGGACCGCTGAGATCTATTTCTCTGGTGCTTACGCCCGGGCTCTTAAATGTTAACTCTGCCATTGAGCTTTCTCCTGAAATTGCTGCATATTCTTACTTATTCTTTACTCAAAGGACACGCCGCTATTTGTTATGATAAAGTCGATTGAGATAAATTCAACCGCTCTAGTAGGTACAACAACGATTCGTCCATTCATTCTGTTTTGCTCGACCTCTTCAGAGGTGTTGTTGGATGCATCACAGATAATCTTAAACTGTTCTATGCCCGCCTGCAACTGGATGAGGCCAAGGAGCGGAGTTATCTGACTTACGAATCTAGATCGAGTTGTAGCATTGTTTGGCTCGAACAAGAATCTTTCGGCCACTCCTGTAACCTGTCGTTTGATCTCAAGCATTAGACGTCTAACGTTTACTCTGTCAAGAGCAGACTTTGTGAACTGTAGAGTTTTCTGACCGAAGATAACGAAACCTGTGTTCGGGAAAACAGCTATAGGATTCATTCTTGCGTCGTATAGAGTATCTCTATCTCCGGAAGTAAGTCTGTTCTCTACGTTTACTACGAAATCCATTCCGCCGCGGTTAAAACCAGCAGGTGCGAACCACGGGAAAGAAACCCTGTCGTTGAAAGCCAAGGTTCCCAAGGCTGCAACTGAAGCAGGGACCTTCACATTTCTATTATTGACAGGGTCTTGTATGAAAACATCTGGGAAATATGTTGCCGCGTAATTGTTATCGATAGCTCTGCTTTCAAACTGCTCTGAGGTTTCTCTTACGTCTACGCGGGCCTTGCTGTCGTCGTAAAGTCGATTTCCGTTCTCGTCGTACTTTAGAGTGTCGAGCAAGTACATAGCCTTTGAATAGTCTCTAGTTTTCTCAAGAGCATGATCCGATACGAATGTTTCTCTTACACCTGGAATTGCCAGGATGTTGATGTTTGAGGACATCGGATCTGTCATGATATCAACGGCTCTTCTCATAGAAGCGTTACTGTTGCTCTTTCTTCCGGAGCCGCCCTGGTTTTTTGAATCAATGTCAGCAAGACCGATGTCCATCCCTGTTTCAACTGATTTGCCGCCGGCATCGACTGAGAATGCCCTATCTCTAAAGAGAGAGAGGTCTCTGTCCAGAATGTTGAGGCCGTCGAAGCCTCCGTGGAACACGTTAGTAAACTTAGCATAAGTGGTAAATCTGTTAAAGAGGACTGAGCTTGTGTGTATCAAAGATGCGAGAGTGAATCTATTGCCTGCAGAAACTCTGTCGTCTACAACGTACGTATTTCTATCTGGTTGACCGTCTCTAATGTAAGCAGCTTCAAGCATATGTTCCGGTGCTGATCCGGTAAAAGCTGAGAACACGTCGTAGAGAGAATTGTTTGCAGTCTTGTTTGAGAAAGCAACTCTTGCAAGAGTGAACTTGTTTGAGTTGAATTCATCTGCTGCTGACCCTGAGACGAGTGCATCTAGCTTCTCAATTCCTTGAAACTTTGTATAAGCTCTAACAAGTGGGTTGACTGTATTTCCTGCATTTGAATTAAGAACAGGGTTTGACGTAGCTCCTGCAGTTGGAATTCTTAAGGAATTAACTCCCCAGTAATATCTTCCGTCAACTCTTTCGTTTATTCCAGGAGTTCCTACAAAACCTGGTGCTCCGTCAGAAGAAGCTTCACCTCTTGTTACCTTAAATCTGTACGGCATCGGTGGAACTATTGCTCTTGTCAAAGCAACAGCATCTGTGTTAGAGTTAAGTCTGTGGGTCTTTCTATTTTCAGGAACTGTTTCACCCAGCGATCTACCTTCTGAGTCCTGTAGCCCTGTTAAGCTGTCGGTTAGGGAGTTGTTAGTCTTTAAGACCGGTATTCCTCTAAATCCGAAAGGAAGAGCAGCAGCAGGAACTTCGCCCGACTCGATAGCTTCGTTCATCTGAATTCTAATTCTAGAAGAAATGTTTGGATATTTTCCTGTTATTACAAGCCGTCTTTCCGATGGATCTTCCTGATCGAAATCGTATCGAACCTTTTTGTCACCAATAACTCTGGCAACGTATCTATCGCTTCTTGGGTTAAGGCTACATTCAGGATATCTCTCGATTATCTCAGTAGACGTATCCTTGTCATCGAAGAGCCTCACCTGCACTTCAAAAGTTCCGTAAGCATCGTTCGGATCTGTTGAAGCACGAAGATTGGCTATAGAAACCTTGAATTTATCATTCGCATAAGCACCATCAGAAATTGTCTCGAAGTGAAAGAGATCAAACTCCTTCTTTCCGAAAGGCTGTGATATAAAGCTCGTTGTCCTAGGAGTTGTGTATCTCGTATCGTAACGACCTACAATGTTGTCATATCTTAGCGAGTTTCTAGTTGATGTGTTTATCGTACCAGAAAGAACAGCGACTGTATCTGTTCCCGGGGTTGCAGTAACAGGAGCAAGCTCGTGCTCAACTGCATAGTCTAAGTAGAGAAGGTGTTGCTCCTTCTGAAAATTCTGTGGGTTTGTGTTTAGAACCTTGCCGATGTATTGTCCGTCATTCGGATCAAGGGAGGCAGTAAGAATTCTAACTCCTGCAATTCCCTCGTCGTTTGAAAAGGCAGTTCCAGCAGAAGAGCTGATTGCGAGCTTAAAATACTTCGCAGCTGAAAGTCCGCCGATGGCTCCAACCTCAGCTCCCGCAGCTCTCGAATTGGCTATAGACCAGTTTTGATCGTGATCAAGAATCTGGAGCTTTGAACCGGTTGTCAAGAAGACAACCCCTCTGACTAGGTGAGCATCGGTGTCATTACTAATACTAGCGTTGTCTGTATATAGACTATAGCTAGCAGCCTCATGTGCAACCGGCGTGTGCTTAGCAGATATAATAGCAACACCACCCTGAAAAGCCAGATCATCTGCTCCTTGTCCGTCGGTATCTGTCATCAAAGAACCAGTAAGACGGAAACCAGCATTTTTAACATAACCATGCTGCTCAGTGTTCTGGATGTCTGTGGAGGTCTCGTTGGCCCCAGCACCCAAAACTCTAAGGTAAGTCAAAGCTGTTCTGTGCTTTAAGAATTCTCTTACGGCATAAGGTCCGAATCTGTCTGGCTGTAGTGTACCAAAACGTGATTCAAAATCGGCGAAAGATCCTACCGTTACTGGAACAAATGCGGGTCCAAATTCTGATGTACCTATGACTCCAGCGGGTGTTCCAACAGGAGCTATTTGCCTAGCAGAAAGGTCAATTTCCTGTTCAAAAAACCCGGGTGATCTAAATGTTTGCTCAGCCATTGTATCTCCTAGAACGTTCTATGCATCTTTTAATTATCATGTTCGTTTCAAAATTCTAATCAAGAGTCTCTCTCAAAACCGTCTCTCCCTTTCTGTTCGTTCTATTTTTGACATGGAGAGATTTTCTAATCTTCTTTCCGGTGAAAGGATCTCTATCATATTGAATAATTTTTGTCCTATTATCATCAGTGAAAGTGCCCCCAATCGACGTTTGCTTCAAAGCTGAATCGACTGATTGGGAACCTTGTCTTTTTCTAAATATGCCTCGAGAATCTGAAGCTGCAAAATTTGTCGAGCCTATTTGCTGTCCTGGGAGAGGTTCGTCAACAGATCTTATGTCCTCAAGTACATGATCCGCGGGATTTCCTGAAACAGGACCTGCTTGATCCAGAGGTTCAAACTCCCCTGCAGAAAGAATGGCATCGAAAGATATTTCAGGGGCAGAAATATATCTTCTTATTCCGTTTTGGCTTCCTGGAAACTGTGGATTGACAAGATAGCCAGGAACTGTCATAGTAAATGTGTACCTGACTATTCTTTCGCTATCTGTAAAGTCATCGAAATTATTGCCTGGGCTTAAGTCCTCGCCTGCATACCCAACAAACCAATATCCCTTGTCTGTCTCAAGCTGGAATGTTCTCTGAGAATATGACTGATACAGAGACATAAGTGCTGTTATCATGTCGTTCATCTGGAGAGTGTACTGAGACCAAAGGGTTATCTCATACGTTGCTGTAAAGTATTTAGGCGGAGGTATCTCAATGATCTCATAAATGTTTTGACCGAGAGGTGATCCGATATCGTTCGTGTCTCTTCTTGAGGGTATATCTCTCCTAGAGGCGTTTTTTCCAGGTGCAGCCTTTTCTTTTACAGGATTCTCAGGATCAGCGAGGGAGTTCTTAGAAGGAAGATCATCGGAATTCTTTAAACCTCTTTTGTTTAAAAGTCTTTGATATTCAGCGTCATCTTCTGAGAGCCTTCGCTTCACAATCTGTGAAGCGTTCTGTGAGGTTCCCGCTCCCATCGTAGGGTTCTGTGATATTGACGTTCTCATTATAGAAACAAGAGGTAAAACTAAAGCCCCTGACTTGTCTCTTAAGGGTTCTTTTCTCCGGAGAACAGCAAATCTTTCCCCAGAGGCAAATATCACTGGAGCTCTCTTAGTGCCCTCTTTATGTTTATAAGTAAAAGGAAGCTGATTGTCGAAAAGATCAAACAACGCCCTGTCGACATCCTCTATTGTGCAAGAAGGAATGTTGATGTCTTCAGGTATATTAGACCCCTCGTATCCTGCGGGTCTTGAAGAACTGTCATTCTTGTTTTTATAGTATCGAGTCGACATGTTTAAATCTCATCGTAGAAAGAAGACTTTATTTCATCTTCCTTGTCTGCTTTTGGAGAAACTTCCTGCGGTTTTGATATAGGCTTATCAAGCTTTCCATCTTCCTGAAGTTGTCTCTTGTCCTCAGTGGTCCCAAGTCTGTTTTCTGCGAAGCCCCTTTGCTGAACAAACGTTTCTTGGACAGCTCCTTCATCAGTATATTGCTCTCCAGTAGGTCCATTAGGCGTCTTGTCTATTTGACCTATTCGAGCTTGCTTTCCTGTCACTTTGACGCCTATGGAATGTTCAATCTGGCCGTACACGTTTGATTCAACTATCGCGCTGGTTATTTCAAAAAATGTGTCTCCATAGCTAAAGTAGTCACCAGTTCGAACTTCAATCTCTCTGTCTAAGAGATCTCTTTCATGAAAGAAAACGTTTATAGAATAAAACTCTTCTCCACCAAATCGGTTTGTTCTGATTTCCTCTGGCAGATACTCAACTCTTGCTTCGATCTCGACTGGTGGGTCGAAGACTTTGTCGGGAGACTCTTCGTAAACATCATGGACGTTGCTTAAATCTTCTCTGACTCTATAGTAGTAAACTTTCTGACCTGCGACGTCTTTTATAACTTCTTTGGTCAAATCCGATATCAGATCTATTTCCCTGGGGGTTATGAAAAGTCTAGCCATCTAATTCTAACCCATTGAAATTGCTTTTCCGTTAGGCATCGGAATAGCTTTAAGAATTCTAGTGAGGTTTTCGCTGGCAGCTGCTTCTGATTCGAGCATCTTGTCATAAGTCAGCTCATCTAACATCTCTCCCAGCTTTGTCTTTAGGTTTTCCTTGTCTTCTCTCCCCTGGGATATTAATTCTGTTCCGTTTAATTGAAGATCAGAGCCTGGAATAGGAACTGAGGAAAACTTAGATCTGACTAGTCCAAGCAACTCTCTAGAAAGTGCAAGAGCATATTGTCTAATCCACTGCCTTCCAATAGAATTAATTCTAGAATATTCAAGACGGCCATAAGGAATGTTGGAAAGATTGCTGATTCCTTCGACTGATGCGTCCTTAAAAGACGGATTTAGAGGATCAGGTGAAAAGTGAACTCTTATGAAAAGATTCTGAGGGTTCGTGCTTGTTGGAACGGGAAAGATTCTTATCTTTGTTCCGGTTATTTTGTAAGAGAAGTTACTTCTTCTAACCCTAGAAGACATGTCTAGCATCCCTCCGCGTAAAACGTCTTCAAAAACCGGAAGAACATAAAACACAGTCTCGGGAGTAAAAGATTCAAAGCTAAACTCGTTATTAAGATAATTGATAGCAGAAGTTGTGTCAAAAAATCGATAAGCAGCCTGAGGGCTGAAATGAAAAACTTCCATCACTTTCATTTTAGTTTTAGGGTTATTTTTTGAATTGTCGAAAAGAGCGACGCCATCTTCGTCTTTTAAATCAGTATAGAGATCATAATCTTGCTTATTTTTCTCTAAAGCGATAGATCCGGAGAGCATATTATAGGAACCACCGAGGCCGGCTTCCATGGAGTAGGGTTCAGCTCTTCGAAGCATAAACTCTAGGTTCTCTCTTGGAAATTTCTGCTCGACACCCTCAAGGGATCCGGTTGGCCCGCCGAGAAGATTAGCTAGTTGAGACTTAGCCTGATATTGATTTATGATAGAACTGTATTCCAAGGCAGACTCTTCGAGGCATGCCCAAATCTGTCTCTTGGTTAGCTCAACGCTAAGGATATCATCGCCCAGCTTTCTTTTAATAAATGTGACAGCTGAGTCAGCTTCGTTCTGAAAAGCTATCTCAGAATCAAAAAACCCAAAAGGAGTCGGGTTCAATATGTCGACAAATCTAGACATTTACACACCTCACTGTTAATAAATATCGAGTAGATCTGTAATTATTTTGGCCTTTAATTTTTGAAAGAGTTCACAGAATCATTAGGCTGATTAGTTCAACCTATGCTTAATAAATTTATTGCATAAATTTTTGAGACCATGCCCATAGAGCCATCAAGAACTGAACAACTGCAAATGTTGTAATTGCCTTGGTCTTGAAAATTTTAAGATCTTCTACTTCTTTGACAAGGCTAGATAGCTGAGTTGGAGAAACTACTTCGTCTACTTTCTCTTTCCAGACTTTGAGTTCGTCTACTTTGTCTTCACGAACTTGCATCTTCGCGATTTCTTGTTTAACTTCCTGGAGCTCTTCCTTGAGACCGTCAATATTGTCTGCGAGATTTTCAAGCTCTTTTAATACCAGCCTAGAATACTCATTCCACCCGTTTTGGTTTGACTCAGATGACATCTTACGTGTTCTCCTTTGTTAAAAGAAAAAGTCGACTCTTTTCAATGGCTTTTGACACTTTTTCGTTAATCTCCTCAAAAGATCCAGATTTCGTCTCTGTGACACTTTTAATGTCAATCAATGTGTCTAATATGAAACTGTTAGAAGATACATCCCAGGCAATTCCAGATGCTCCTATGACAACGTTATCATTGTCGTGTCGAGGAGCGACGGTAACGTAGAAAGTTTTTTCTGTTTTTTGAATTAAAGTGCTGTTAGGTTCGCCAGATAGAGCAGACTTGTGCTTTTTAAAAACAACTTCAGAAAGATTACTGCATGTAAATAGATCTTCTAACCGGTCGCCTGTCTTGCAGAAAAAACCCCGGTCTTTCTTGTTTAAGACTACTCCGTCTACGTTTGCAGACCACATAGTCACTGGAATCGGAAAGTTTTCAAGAAAAGATTCAAAAAGTCGAAAGTCTCTTTTGATCTGAACATCTCTGTCAGTCAGATCATCGACGAGTTTTCTAAGCTCTTCTAGGCTACTTGAATTTTTGGACTTTTTAGACATAACTCTTTTAAGTATTCAAACATCTCAACGGTCGATTCAAAAAAAAAGGGGCGTCCTTTTCAGGACGCCCCAGATACATTTTAATCTAAATTTTTATTAGATCACGCTCATGTCGGCGCATGTAACGGTACCGTAGAAGTCGGATCGAACCATCTTCTTGCCGTAGCGAGTCATCACGCCCTTACGTGGGGTGAAGTCCTCTGGCGCGAAGATCGTAGGAGTAACGATCAGCGGTACATATGGTGCGTAAACGTATCCTGTCTCCAGGTAGCTTCCGCCCTTGTAACCAACAAGAATCTTGTTGCGTGGGAAGTAAGGATCCTTGTAAACCGTGAAACGATTTGAAAGGGTACCAACCTTCTCAGCGCCGATTACCATGCCACTAACCTGTCCGTCGCCGTCGAGGCTGTATGATGGCTTGTAAAGAACGCTTGCTTCAAGGATAGTAGCAACGTCTGGTCCGACAACAATGAAGTTAGCAGAACCACGAAGTGTCTTTCTGTGGATCTGGTTTGCAACGTCGATGATCGTCTCTACGAGAGTCTCATACCACTCACGAACCGTACCGGTGAAAGTACCGATGCTTGAAACTGAACCTGTCTCCTTGTTCAAGAAACGACCTGGTGCACGTGACCAGTAGTAGTTAGCAGCTCCCGCCTGGGTAAGAAGGTCGTTAAGAACTTCTCTATCGATCTCAAGAGCGATCTGCTCTGAAAGGATCTGTGTCAACTCAACCTCGGCGTCAAGGCTATGGTATGCATTAAGATCCTGAGCAAGCTCTGGTGACCAACGTGCTCGCAACTTACGTGACTGAGCTACAACTGGCAAAGCCTCAACCTTGATATCGATCTCTGGGATCTCAGGTGATTCTGAACCTGGAGTGAAATTAGACTCGAAAGAAGGAACAACAACTGAGCTGCCGCTACCTGACTCTAACTTGTCTGCAACAGGATAGGTGATTCCGATGTGATCTCCGTCGTCCAGATCGTCAGAAGCATACGTTGAACCTGGCTTGTGTCGGACTACCATAAGCAAGCATGCGCCGGTGTCTCCAACCTGAGCAAGCGGGGTAGAAGTCAATGCCTGGATGTTACCAGCAGTCAGTGCGCCGGCGCCTGTTCCACCAGTAACTGTAACAAGCTGATTCAAACGTCTAACGTTTCTAGTTGAACCGCTTTGTACAGCGCCGTCTACATTGAGAAGAACGTCTGATGGCAGGGCTGTGTGAACAACTAGTCCAACTTCCTTAACGAGAGTTGTGTCAAAGTTTGATCCGAAACAGTCAGTAGTCAGAGGAATAAGCATGAAGTGATATTCAGCAGTTCCTTCGTCAAGCTGCTTTGTGATCTGCGGATCGAACTGAAGTAGTTTACCCGCACGACCTGTGGTCGCGACTGGATCGAGCTGAGCGTTTGTTGCTACAGTAGCAACACCGCTTGCGTTCATGGTAAAAATTCTTGAAAGTGCGGCAGCACCGTCAGTACCTAAGTCGACGTCTTCGTTTGTTTCATAAACTCTGGTGTAACCACTTCCAGCCAAGTCGTACTGTCCGCCAACTGCGAGAGATCCACTCTGAACGCCTTTGCCAACTGGGCTGTTGTATACTGAGTCGCCACTGCTATATACTGGGTTGTCAGAAGATCCAACTTCGGTTCCTCTTGTGTAATCCAAGTAGAACAAGAGACCTGAAGGAAGGCTCATAGGCTGAATGCTTACGAGATCGTTAGCAATAAGGCCGCCGAAAACTCTTCTTACGATCGGGAATGCGATGTTTGTGAAACCGCGCATGTCCCCGCTGTTGGCGAGGCCACCACTGCCGTTTGAGAGGCTTGACTGTTCCTTAAGAACCTGTGATGCCTGGTTTTCCATAAGACGAGCCATGTTCTCACGCTTGACTCCGTCAAGACCTCTGAGAAGACCTGTTCTCGCCCACTTTTCAACGAGCTGTCGGTTTTGTGACCCGAGGTGTCGGCTTCGGATTCCTTCCGTCAGCTGCTCCAATGAAAATGTTGACATTTTTTTCTCCTTAATAAGTAATGTCTTTATCATCGTTTCAGCGGATGTTCAAAACTCATCGACCGACCCCACTAAGCATTTTGCCGGGGCGACATTTTCAAGGTTATCCATCCTCTGTTTTGTGGCTTTTTGCACCATGCTCAAACCACTAAAAGCTCGCGGTATCAGATTCTCATCAACCATTTCGCAAAGCACTTTCTAGCGAAGTTATTCACTAGCATGTTAATAAATATGAACTCGATTTCAAAAATAAAAAAAGGGAGGCAAAAAGCCTCCCTTTAGTTAGAAGTCGTACTTCTTTTAGATAACGCTCATGTCAGCACATGTAACTGTTCCGTAGAAGTCGGCTCGAACCATCTTCTTACCGTAACGAGTCATAACGCCCTTACGAGGAGTGAAATCTTCAGGAGCGAAGATTGTTGGTGTAACAATCAGTGGCACGTAAGGAGCATAGACATAGCCTGTCTCCAAGTAGCTTCCGCCCTTGTATCCTACGAGAACCTTATTTCTTGGGAAGTAAGGATCCTTGTAGACTGTGAATCGGTTGCTCAAAGTACCAACCTTTTCTGCACCAATAACCATTCCGCTTACCTGACCGTCTCCGTCCAAGCTGTATGATGGCTTATAGAGAACTGAGGCTTCGAGAATTGTTGCAACATCCGGACCAACAACGATGAAGTTAGCAGATCCTCTAAGCGTCTTTCTGTGGATCTGGTTAGCGACATCAATGATGGTTTCAACAAGTGTCTCATACCATTCGCGAACTGTTCCTGTGAAAGAAGCAGAGACTGATGTAACGGCGCCGGTTTCCTTGTTAAGGAATCGACCAGGAGCTCTTGACCAGTAGTAGTTAGCAGCGCCAGCTTGTGTGAGAAGGTCGTTAAGAACTTCACGGTCAATTTCAAGAGCGATCTGCTCTGAGAGAATTTGAGTGAGCTCTACTTCTGCATCAAGGCTGTGGTATGCATTGAGATCCTGAGCGAGCTCTGGTGACCATCGAGCTCGAAGCTTTCTGGACTGAGCTACAACAGGAAGAGCCTCGACCTTGATGTCGATCTCTGGAATCGCCGGCGATGGAGTTGATCCGAAGTTAGACTCGAAAGAAGGAACAACAACTGAGCTGCCGTTGCCTGATTCTAACTTGTCTGCAACAGGAAATGAAACTCTGGTTGGAGCCTTCTTCTGTGCGACGTTATCGGCAGCAAGAGCGGCGTGATTAAACGAAGAAGAGATAACTGTCAACAAGTGAAGGTTTGCAGTTTCTCCAGGTACACCAAGAGGTGCCGCCTCATAATTTGTTCCATCCCAGGTAACAAGCTGGTTTAGTCTTTTAACGTTCTTTGATGCGCCGCCCTGAACTTCGTCAACTATTTCTCCAACGGTTCCACCTTGAAGTGACCATTCTTTTACAAGTGAAGTGTCTGCGCCGTCAAAGCCGGAGGCGAGACTAACAAAAGCAATTCTGTATGCGTGTGTTCTATCCTCTATCTGTTTCGTAAGCTGAGGGTCGAACTGAATTGCCTTTCCGTCTGATCCTGAAATGCCAACAGTTCTTGGTCGCATGACTTCAGTCTTAGCGCCGTCTCGGGTGTCGGCGT